AAATCCTGAAACAACATTTCAAATGGAATATGAATCCAAGTTTCTGGGATCATCTGAAAACTCTGCTTTTCCTTATGAATTAATTCAAAGCTGCAGGACTTTAAACGATGTAGAAATGGAACAACCTAAAGGTTCTAAATCCAGATACATTATTTCTTTGGATATAGCTACATCAAAAGCCAAAGGTTCCGATAATAGCATTATGATTGTTCATAAGTTCAACGAAAAGAAAGATGGATCTTTTAATCGTCAAGTTGTAAATATCCGTTCTTTTAACGGTGTTCCGCTTGATTATCTGGCGGAAGAAGTTCGAAAATATTACCATATTAAATTTCCGAACGCAGAAAAAATCGTATACGACGCAAGAGGCATTGGTGATAGTTTTGATCGTTTCTTTGATAAAGTATGGATTGACAACGAATCGGGACGCGAGTATCCGCCTCTTGTTGTAGATGATGAAACGTTGACAAATCCTGATGCTGTTCAGGCACTACACCCGTTTAGAGCTGTTAACACTTTAAACCAGCGCATCTATACAAATCTTCGCGTTGCACTCGAAAAGAAAACGATCGAATTACCGAGCTCTTATCGGATTGTGCGTGAGAGAGAAGCAGAACTTGAAGACTCTAAACGTATGTCTAAAGAAAAGCTTGCCAACTTTCTGGAAGCAGACGCTCTTCAGATTGAAATGGGTAATGTTGTTGCCAAGACAGGAGCAAGCGGAAACGTATTATATGACGTACCGAAGTCCACTATGCACAAGGACAGGTATTCATCTTTGGCTATGGGAAATGACTATATTTCCGAACTGGAAAAAGAAAGCATTCGATTACACCAACATGGAGAGCCATGCGTTGGTGTGACTGCTGGGTTTAATGATGCTTATTCTAAGCGTATTGCCAAAACATTTGGCAGATTTTAAAGAAAGGGGCTGAGTCCCAATGGGTTTAATCGACCGGCTTTTAAGCCGGAAAGAAACTGCGGCGGTTGAGCAGCCCCGCACACAAGAAACGATTGTTGGAGCTGACCCCGAAAAGGATCAAGTAACAGTACAAAGCTTCAATAACTCAAACTTTACTTTTAGCGGTGAATTAGCTGATTACGATTATGTCAGCATTCTTCGTAATAAACAGGATAATATTCAAAACATTTACCAGTTGGTAGATTACTATGCGGATGCAGACCCGATTATTCACGGTATTATCAAACATGTATATGTACCATTTTCAACTTGTTCAGACTGGTATCTGACAGGAGCAAAGAAGAAAACTTATGCCTTATATGAAGCGCAGTATAAACGTATGAGGCTTCGTGAAAAAATTGATGCAATCATGCTTGAAGTTTGGAAGTATAACAACGTTTGCTGTTATCTTTATAATGGGAACTTAATTACACTTCCGATTCATAAGTGGGTAATTGGTAACACAATGTTCAATGGAACGCCGATCGTTGATTATGACTGCCAAAGCATTATCAACGAAATTAGAACTAAAACCTATAACGTACAGGATAAGTACGTAAAGGATAGCAACGCTGATTACATCTTAAAAGGTTATCCGGAAGAAATCCAGAAAGCCGTAAAAGCGAATCAACAATACGCACAGTTGAATCCTGAGAATACATTTGTTTTGCAGGGATCCAAAGAAAGCTGGCAGCGTTATGCTATTCCGTTTCTTGTATCTTGTTTGAGAGCTTTAGCCAAAAAGGAACTCATCTCCAGTTATGAAGATGCTATGCTTAACATTGGCAAAAGAAGTTTTGTCCATGTGCAGTATGGAGAAAGTTCCAAAACAAACGATATTCTTCCGGATGAAGCTCAACTTTCCAAGGTTAGAAGAATCTTTATTTCTGCTATGAGCGGTACTCCTCTTGCTGTGACAAATCATTTGGCTAAAGCAAATCCTATTCAGTTTGATATGGACGACCTCTTCCAGTGGGATAAGTACAAAGGAGTTAACAACGACATCCTTGCGGCTGGAGGTATCAGTGGCGTATTAGTCACGGGTGTTTCTGAAGACGGTTCTACGTTCGCTTCCGCGCAAGTGTCTACGCAAACTGCTGAAGCCAGAATCAACTCTATACGAGATGAGTTCTGTGAAATGATGACCAAAATTAATAAACGTCTTGCAGAAGAAATTCCGGGTACCTACAACTTAAAAGAGACTCCTGAATTTCATTTCCAACCGTTATCTATGGAAGGAAAGAAAGCTCTTCGGGAAAAAGCGATTGAGCTTTGGGAGAAGGGCGTTATCTCTACCGATACCATGACGCAGGCTCAAGGTTATTCCCTTGAGGTTGAACGTGAAAAACGTGAACAGGAGAATGCCGATGGTACGGATAAAGTTATGCTTCCAAGGGAAGCTATCGTATCAAATAATAAGCAAGACGGAGCAGGCCGACCTGAGCTGGACAATACTAAAAGAACCAGTGACCCGGAAGCCGCAATGAGAAGTAAACAGCCTAAACCTTCCAATGATGAAGGAAGTTTAGAATGACGTACGCTTTGACGCGTCAATAAATAAAGACAAGAGCATCGGTTTGTCGCGCCATAATGCGGCGTAGTAAAGGTTACGGTCTCCTTAAACCGTTCACATAGATCCATCAACGCCTCTTACGAACGAATGACTGAGTAAAGTCTTATTTTAAATATAGCTGTAATGCGTTGTGGTATTGCCGGAGACTTGTTCTCCGGTTTTCTTTGCTTCTGAGCTCGGCTGGATGAGCAGCGGACTGTTAATCCGAAGGCCGTGGGTTCGAACCCCACAGAAGCAGCCAATCAGATCCCGTCACGCCTCTGATTCATGCGCAACCCGGCGGGACTGTCAATATCTCCAGCTTCGTGCTGTTGATATAGATTCGCTTGCGCTCTTTGCCTTCCCCCATTGAACGCAAAGCAAAGGGAGAGTTAATATGAGCAAACTTATGTTTGCTTCTGTCATCTCCGAAATCCAACAGTCTGATGTATTCATGACCGTTAAAGCCAGAATATGTGAGGCTCCTGAAGCGAATCTGAATGGAGCCAGAGTTACTGAGGCTTTTATTGATGAGATCGTCAGCAACGAAACCAGATATGTTGGACTGCCGTTATATGCTGATAAAAAAGCATTAATTAGCGGCAATTACAATCGCCTTGGTCATCTGTATGACACGAAGACAGGCGAGTTTCATTCGACGCAAATCGGATCATTCTACAAGTTCGAAAAACAAACAATTAGCAATGGAGTTGCTTTAATTGGTTATGCTCGAATTCCAAAACGAAATCGAAAATTAAGCAAAGCAATTTCAGAGCTGTTTGCGGAAGGTGCTCTCAAATTTTCATTTGAGCTTTCCGTTGGTGAGTATGAAGAACTTGACGACAATACGATTCTAATTGATGCGTCTGAAAACAATTATTTGGAAGGGACGGCCATTGTCACCTTCCCAGCCTGTGAAGAAGCGGTTGCCCTTGAGTTGGTAGCCCAAAAGGCAGATGAAGCCAAAGGAGGCGATCAGGAAATGGCAGAAGTGGAAACCAAGGCTGAAGTCGTTGAAACTGAAGCCGTTCAGCCTGAAGTGGCTGAAGAAGAAAAGGTTGAAGAAACTAAAACAGTTGAATCTGAACAGGTAAAAACTGTTGAAGAAGACTCTGAAACCGCAGCCTGCAAGGATGATAAAAAGAAAAACGCTGAGCAGGAAAACGCCGCAGTGGTTATGCATGAATCCCATGAGGAAACCATTAGACAATGTGCTTACGATACGGAAACGGGTAAAGAAGTTTGTCAGACTATTTCTGTGGAAACCCAAACCAGTAATGTTGAAGAAGGAACACTTGTGGAATCTGTTGATGGTATTCATGTAGCTGAAGCTGATGGCGATAACACTGAAACTCCGACTGAAGAACCTTCTGCGGATCCTTCAGTAGAACCGTCTGGAGATCCTGTGGTAGAACCCGCTGAAGATCCTGATGGAGATGCTGAAACACCAGATGTTATTCATGTTGAAGACACGAAGAAGACTGCTGAACAGTTAATTGCTGAGATGTTGGAAGTAATTAACGGTCTGAAGTCTGAGATCGCCGAACTGAAAGAAGCCAAGACTAAGGCTGAAACAGTTGTGGCAGAAATTAATCCTTTCGTCGATACAATCAGAACAGGAAACAAGTATTCCCTGCTTGAGAAAGACGAAAAGGTTTCTACCTACTCCTTACTTTCCAAGTAAGGTTCAAATATTTGTTGAAAGGACTGATTAATGTGGCCGGCTACATTACAAAAGCCCAGGGCTATGTTTATGAAGGCGAACTGGTCAACGGTGCTGCCAACGCTGTGAAGAACGGCATTGTGATGGTACAGAACGGCGATAGTCTGGAACTGCCTGCGGCTGACACCACCACGAAATTTATCTGTAAGGAAGTTACTACCATCTTTGATGGTACAGTGGCTTATCGTTTTATTGTTGACAAGCTGAACAAGCGTTATTACTTTGTCGAAAATGGTTCTGAATATTTCAATGATCAGGCTGATTACGACAATCGTGAACACGCTGTTCCTGTGGGCGAACTGCTTCGCGCTCATCCGCTGCTTGTTGGCGAAGAATTTGTTACGACTATGGTTGAAGGCACCCCTGTTGCTGGCACCGCTTATGGTGTTACCGCGACCGGTGCCATTGGTTAATCGGAGGTGAATAGACATGGCTATCGAAAAGATTGAACGCGGTATGAAGCTGATTAAGGTGCTTGCCGCTGAAAACCGTGGTGAACGTGTCGACTCCGATAAGATCGCGGAAGCCCAGCAGATTATCAGTGAACTGACTACTGATCTGACCCCTGGCAACTGCCATCTGATTGCGCAGACGGTTGCGTACACTGTTGAAGAGCTGCAGCAAAAGGCTCTGGATTTCCTGAGCAATGTTGCGGATATCAAAAATATTGCTTATGGCGAGAAGGCGGCCTTTAAGGTTCGTCATGGCGGCATCAAGGCTGTTATTCAGGCCAAGGGTGCTACTGCTCCCCGGAGCTATGTGACTGACAGCCAGATTCTGGTTGAGACCAAGGAAATCGCCGCTCGTCCCGCTATCAACATCATTGATCTGCGGGCTGGTCGTGTGCAGATGTCTGATCTGATTCGCGAAGCGAACGAAGCGATTACCGATAAGAAGCTGAAGATGGTGCAGCAGGTTCTGCATGCCTCGATTGCGACTTATGGTTCTCCGTTCTATGCGAAGAGCGTTGGTTCTCTGAACCAGGCTGCTCTGGATGCTCAGCTGCAGCATTTCCGTCGGTTTGGTCCTGTGACCATTCTGGGCGACATCGCTATCGTTTCTCAGCTGGCGTCCTTCACTGGCATGGCTGTGAATTCCACTTCCATGCAGTATAGCGGCAGCCTGATCGATGAGCGGAACAACAATGGCTTCATCGGCAATTACAACGGCTGCGCGGTGGTCGGCATGACCAACGCCTACGAAGATGACGGCATTACACCTGTTCTGAATCCTGATTGGCTGTACATCCTGCCGGGTGGACAGACTCAGGAAGCTCGCAATCTGAAGATCGTCAACGAAGGCGGTATCAACTCTATGTCCAGCCAGAACATTGACGACCGTGTGTTAACTTTCTCTAGCACACCTGCGCAGAAATGCGCTTGACAAAAACTCCTTGAATTGCTGGAAAACCCTTATAGCATAATTACTACAACGTAAGGATGAAACAAGCCTAAGCGTGAATGTTTGAAAAGTATTATGATTGGGCGATCAGCAGCCAAGACTCGAACAGAGTAAGGTTCAACGACTATCGAACGACAATTCTAAAAGAATTGAATCTAGTAGAGTAGGAAAAGCTTAATCACCTTTTCCGAAGTGGGGAGCCCCAGAAATGGGTGATGATATAGTCTAATCTTATGCGAAAGTATAAGTTCTTGTTTTAGGAAAATATATCTTAGGAGTGATATATACGGGTTGTATAT